ATAGCAATTTTTCCTGTCTCTAGCCGCCCTGTGACGGTGCCGCCGTCCAATTCAGACAAGCGCCATAATTCCCCATCATAATTAAGAGCAAGCATTCGGGAATATCCTCCCGTTTCGCTATCAATTAACCTGTCGCTCAAATCAATAAATGAATCATCGGTGTCAATGTCGATATATGTCTCAAACAAAGGCCCCTGCACTGGCCACCACCGCAAATCTGTTTGGCAATGATACGTCCAATTCCCCGTTTTGTAGTTATACATGAGAAGCAAGCCCGCCGTGTCGCGGTCCGCGCCGTCAGGGTCGTAGGGCCAGGCCCACGTAATAACCCGTCGCTCGTGGTCATGCTCAACCCGCATCTCTAGCGCCGATCGATCGCTAATGCGCGCCTCAACCCATCTATGGATTCTATCATCCGATATTTTTTGAGAAGTCACGCCATCAAAGGCGTAGAAGCCATCATGCGAATAGTAATAGATCAACCGGCCAACCTGAATAACAGACAATGGCGCAATGGTGCCGATGTTAACCTCTACCGTGTCTCGCTGAAACACCAGCGGCGGGCCAACATAGGTAAAGCGGGTAATGGCGCGTTGCTGTATAACGGTTGCAAACTCGCCCCCCACAATCGCCATAACCTCGCCGTAGGTACTATCTAAATCCTGAAAATCAGCCTGCGTTCCGCCTGGGTCTGTTGTCCAATCCTCTGAATCATTAAAGCCACACCACCTGACGCGGTAATTTTCTCTAATGCCGTTATCGTTTAAAGAGCCCAAAAACACAAAATCCCGAACCTGTGCCACGGCGCGGGCAGCAGGGGGATTACCCGGTAAATCAGCAAATGCTGTAGATACTCCAAGGTCGTAATATTGTGGGACCGTGTTTTTGCTCGCAGCAATCACCCGGTTACCAAATTGGGCAAACTGCCAAGGTAAATCTCTTGATGCAAGGTAGTCCGTTGATGTGTTAGAAACATCATCAAACGTGGATGTCGCCTGATTTAGCGAGTAAATCTTGTCATAGTCTCCGATGAACATATAGGCGGAGCCTGTGCGCGACCAAAAAAGCGCCGCAGACGTTGGCTCATTGGCTGTTACAATGGCGTTAGTGTAGGGAACTGACGCCTTGTAAGGGTGCCCGCTTGGCAACTTATCAAGCTCGGCCCGCTTATTTGCCAGCCAACCCTCCACTTCCTCAATCTCATCGGTGGTCAGGGCTGTTGTCCCGACCACAACCTCACGAATCCAACCCAACCAGCTTGTCGCGGTGTCCTTGTCACTTGCGGAGCCAATCCGCATTTTAGAAAAGTTAAAAGCGCCAGCAGATAATTCAGTGTCCGTTTGTGTACCGTTAAGGCGTAATATTTTATCCGTTCCATCAATCTGAAAAAACAGCATAAAATATTCAGTATTTGACAAAATCGCTGTGGATTCCGCTGCCGTCTCGCCGTTCCTGAAAACCTCTATAATCTGATCGGTGCCCGATGTTTTCCGGCGGATAACGAGGCTGTCAGCATGGTCAGCACCATCCTCGCCATCATTATAAAACTCAATCAAAACATCGCCATTAGAGATTTGGGAATTACCAAAAAACCCCGCGTAGACTATCCCCCAAAGGGCTGTGCCTGTGTGGGCCGCCGAAAGGTCAATATCTATGCCCGCCTGACTTGATACGGTGTTAGAGAACGTCATTCGGTCATTAAATTCATAGTCAGGCCCGCCCGTCCAAGCGTCAGGGGTGCCCGTCATGGCCGCGCCATTGCCTGCAATCGTGCCAGTTAGCCGGTTATTCCATGCGGAAACACGAATACCCAAGGGGCTTGCAGGCTCGAGCGTAAAGGTGGAGGTGTCCTGATCATCAAGCCACAAAATTGGATTGCCTGTCGGCATTGTATTTGGCGTGAGCTGTTCAGGGAATTGTGCCGAGGTAAACTGACCCACCAACGTACCAGGCGCAATAATAGGCCGGTAGCCGCCTAGCGTGTGATAGACGCCTTTCGCATCCTCCAAAAACACCTGCCCACCGCCATTAAGACGGTTCCCACCATAAGCGGGGTGGTCGGGTGCCCAAGGGCCAAACTCAATAAAAGCCTCAACCAATGCCCCATCCCCTCAGTCTACCTGTGGCGCTGCGCTTGTTATTCTCAGCTTGTAATTGTCTCAGCGAGACAAGAGCCGATCGGGCAAACGCCGCATGGCTGGCCTCATCCTTGCGCCAGTTAAGGGCATAGATAGAGCGCGCATGAGCATAAATTAGATTGTAAGCGGCATTGGCCCAAGGGGTCGCGGTGTCTGTTGTCCATGTGTCCGAGGCGTCTGTTGAGTATTCAGGTAGGGCGTACCCATAACCTTGAACCTTCACAGCATAAACGCCATCAGGAATAGGAAACATTCTAATTTGATTTTCAAAAATACACCAATCAGATGGCTTGCCGCTGAACTGGGCGGCGGGGGTGTAGGCCTCCTCCATCCAACCGTTAGTCCGTGGCGTTAGTGTGTAGGGGTCTTGGGATACCGTTACCGACACATCATCGATCACCCGTAAAGGGCTCGGCAATGCGTAGTATTCTGTGCCATCAACTGTATTAAACGCCGCGCCTTGCGACTCATTAAACCACCATCGCTTGCCAGAATGGTCACGAATGGCCCACTCAATAGCATCGCCAATGGCGGCAAGATCTTTTGTTGTGGCGCGCCTCTCATGCCCACTAATGTCCGTTGTCATATCAGCAAGAGATTTTGCCATCAGGGAGCCTTTAATTTTGAAGGGCTAGACGCGGCGGCAAGAGGCTGCAAACCGCCGCGCCTATAACACCCTTTAACCGTCGTTATCAGGGATGTATGCAATTACAACTTCACCAGCGCCGGCTGCTGCCGCCGTACCGGTAAGAACGACTGTCGCCGTAATGGTTGTCTCTGCTGCAACCGTCATAGCGACGGCCTCGTCCAATGGAACAAATGCGATAGCCCCGATGGCAAGCAATGTGCCATAAAGGTTATCATCTGCATCCGTACCAATGTTGAGCGTGTTGGTTGTCCCCGCATCAAACGCTACGTCCACATTAACGCCCGAAAGCGCCTTGAGGATTGTTGCACCTGACGGGATTTTACCAACTGTTAGCTCTGTTCCATCATTACCGAAAACAATAGATTTGCGGAGATAATGGATTTGCTGTGTGTGATATTCGCGAGCATTAGCCATGTTCTATTGCTCCTATGCTGCATACGTCGAAAGAACGAGCGTAGAGAAATCCAAGCTGTTCCAGACGTTTTTCTTGATCCCGAAAATACAACCCGACGCGACGCCAAGCTGATTGCCAAAATCAAAAGTTTCCTCGTGCCAATTCATCTTATTGAATGAATGACCCTTACCAAATGCGATTGTACCCGCTTGGGCACCACAAAGAACCGCGCGACGAACCGTAGAGATGGCCGCCCCTGTAGACGAATTAACGCCTTGAGTAATGCGTGGAGATTTGTGCAAAATCACATTGTTATACTTACCCAAAGAACCGCGGAAGATTGGGTTCTTAGAGACTAGACCGCCTTGCATGGCTGCCTTTTGAATGTCCTGCCATTGGCCGGTTGAGACGTTGGTGCGTAAATCACGCGCCTGAAGCGTATCCAGGAACATAACATAGCACTTCTCACCATCAATCATGATCGGGCGAATAACCGGAGAACGGGTTTCCGCCTCGGCTACCAAATCATCGATGTAGGTTAGGGACATTGTGTCAGCCGACACCAAATCCTCATCAGAGGCCGCCGCCGTTAAGCCTGCGGAATCATCGGCGCGGTAATGCGCTGTTGATTCAGGGGCAATAGCCGCATTTTGGCCTGTATAGGCCGCGTCGGTGCCGTCGTAGGTTTCACCACGTTCCGTAATAGCGCCGCCAGTATAACCGCAAATCTGTGTAAAGAATGCGCGATCCATGCGACCCGCCCACCAGTCAGTCAACCCTGTGCGGGCTTCCTCACGGATAGAAAACGGAATGCGTTGCTCTGACATTTTGCCGCCCGATCGCACCGCATGGCGGAGTTGATCAATTAACAAATTGTCTGTGTATGTGGTCAGGCTTTCTTCATTACCCTCTAACGTGCCATCCCCGACGATACCTGCGCCGGTTAGTTGCATTCGTAGAGTGTTGGTAATTCGGTCGCCTTCGGACTTTTTAGTGTCCTTTTTCTCTTGGATGAGCGCGTCATCCCCTGACCCAATAAACTTGCCAATGTAGGTTTTTTTTAATGCTTCACGGGCAAGGCGTTTGGACCAAAGTTTGACCGCTTCTGGCGCATTTACGCCATAGCTTGTAACAGCCATTTGGTTGATTCCTTTTAAAGTTAAACAAACGCCCAAGGGGATTACCCCTGGCCCTCGCTATCCGTCGCGAGACACGTCAAAAGGTTTGTCCGTAAACCAAACGCTATATTGGTAAGTCGGCCCTATCCGTAGGCCACACGCTATAGCTCCGAGGCTAGCATTTTTTCCACCGCCTCGTCAAATTCTTTGCCTGTCAATTCGTTAATATCATTAATGGTCATGCCGCTTGCTACGCCTTTTCCACCACCTGATAGGGTTTTAGCCGCAGCTTGGCCCGCCCTGACATTGGCTAATCTTTGCTGTGGGTTAGACCCTTGAGGCGCATATCCCATGGTTTTGGCCATGTGATAGGCCGCGCGGGCCGGATCACGGCCATTAGACAGGGCCGTTGCCCCCAATTGAGCAACCTCCGCCTTAACCTGGGCCTCTAGCTGTTCGGGGTTGGTCATGCCGAATTGTTGCAATTGTTCAGCCCGCGTTCTAACCAGATGTTGAACCGCCTCAATATAATCGGGCTGTTCCTTTAGATAAGCCTGCTCATATTCGTCAAAATCACGGCCTAGCCGTTGAACCTGCTCTGCCTGCTGCTGGTATTGCTGTTGCTGTTGCGCCTGGATAGCCTCTTGGCGTTGCCGCTCTACCCGCTCTTGCTGCAACTGCTCAATGACCGCCAAAGGGTCATCGTTAACCGTTGGCTCTTGTGTCTGCTGTTCAGGTGGGGTTTGTGGGCCTACGCGCCCCATCAATTCTTTAAACTGGGATTCAAGCCGTTGGTTGCGCTCCTCCGCATCACGCCGCCGTTGGCGTTCCTGAAAGGTAGCCGACTGCTGGTCGCGGTAGCGTTTATCTAGCTCCTCAGGGGGTAGCGGTGGACGCTCATCGGTCTTTTCAGCCTCAGGCGGTGTTTCTGATTCGGTCGGGGTCTGTTCTTCGGGTGTTGCTAATTCTTCCCCTGTTTGTTCCTCAGGGGCTTCGCCTTCACCCATCTCCGCCAGGATTGCCTCGGCGCTGTCATTGTCAGCCATGTTTAGTTTGCCTCTTGGTCTACTGTTTCTAGTGTTGCAGTCTCAATGCCAGTCGCCACCTTAGCCTTGCGGGTGCGTTTCACCTTTGGCTTTTCAGGGATGGGCGGAGCCGCCCTTAGCTCTTTGGTCAGTATTTCAATTCCTGACGCCACATTAAACACCAAGACTTTCTCAACCTTTCCCGGGTTGTTCTTGGGGTCCGGAATAACCTCATGCAGCTTGGTTGGGACAATCACCTCGAAAGGCTCCCCGTCACAATGGCCCTTTAACTTGCCAGTGCTGTCGAAATAATCACCGACTATCTCAGCGCCGCCAAGGTTGGCCTTAGCCCCATTAATAATAGCCTTCATATCTTTGGTCGTCATAGTCGCCTCTTGGTTAGGTGTGGATTTGAATGCTCGAATCTTTAAAGCCTCCGAGCATTTGGGTTAGCATGGTTTCTACTTCCTGGTGCCTCTTCTCAGCCATCAGCTTGTGCATACGCGCAATGGTTTCCTGAGCGTCAGCCTGATTCTCAGCTGTTTCGCTATGCGTCTTGGCAATCTCAGCTTGTGCGTTGGCCATCATTAGCTGCTGCTGCATAGCCTGGGCCTGCTGTTGTTGCGGAGATGGTGGGGCCGATATGGCCTTAGTGATTTTCTCAGATAGCGCCTCAGGCATTGGCGAGTATCGAATAAGCTCCGCCCATACCGTTGGAGGTAGCCCTGCACCGCGTAGGATTGGCAACATTTGCACCAACATACCCCAAACCTTTTCCTTCTGGTTTGGTCCTGTCGGGCTTTCATCCACGATAACGTCATAATCCTTCATGGATTCATCGCGCATCAATGGAACATATTTTTGGCCACCCTCATTGCCAACCACCCTAATCAGGCGGCCATCAGAGATATAATTCTGAATGTAGCGTAGGAGCATTCGGCCACTAATCTTGCGGTATCTGCGAAGGGAATCAAAGAACATGGCTAACATGGCATAACCAGCCTCGCGGCGCTGCGTTTCCACAATGCCGGGTTGCGTCCGATCGGCCTGGCCTAGCATCTCCTGGTTAATACCCGTTACATCTCGAATTGACGTAACGGCCATATTGACCAAACGATCCAACCCTTGCGGGTATTGCACCTGTGGCTTTTCTTGAACCTTACCTTGAGCTAGCGCGCCGGGATTAACCTGCGTTACCGCATCCGGTAAGGCGTAATCCTCCTCGAATTGCCGCATATCCTCTACGGCGTCCGATTCCACCAACACGCCGCCCTTGGCGTTCTTGTTTACAATAACCAGGATTTGAGTGAGCCACTTGTTAGCCCATCTCTGTGGATCAACCATGGCTCTAACCAGGCCATACCATGTCCCGTTATTTCGATCACGTTTGCCTGTGATGCAATGGTAGGTGAAGCCCTCATCCGGTAAAATCTCTTTTTCCAGAACGCGGCCCTCTACACAGAATGCCCGCTGGTAAACGCGGCGTTTAACCCTCACGCCATTAAGCCCGACGCTGCCCATGGCTTTCATGCGCTCATCAAAACGCGCGTAGTCATCGTCACTAAGTTGGGTTTCTTGCTGTGTTGTTGGATCAATCAAACGCCAAAAATATTCTAGATCATACCACTGATATTCTTTAACGAATATGTCACCGCGACGCCGTTCCTCGGCGTCCTCGTCCTCAATATCGTAATCATCGCCGGAGTGAGAATGACCACGCCCAGGCTCATCCATAGTGTTGGTGCCGCTGGCGTACTCTTTCCAGTCAGGAAACCGCTCTTTAAACTGCTCTTTGGTGTAAGCCCGCTCACGCCGTAAATATTGCATGTCAGCGAGGTTGCGCTTCTTAGCCGATGGATCAACCGCCAGCTCTAGCGGGTCAATGCGGTCCTTGCGGATTTCACCATCAGGGTTTTCCTCATAGTCCATCCGCATTTCAGTCCAGCCAAGGCCGCAGACCAGCACATCAAAAAACGCGTCTGTTTCCTCATCCTCAAAATCACTCTCATCAGCGGCCCATTGTGCGGCGCTGGTTAGCAGCTCATTCACGCCAATATCCCCCATCTCGCGGGGGAAAAACTTTAACTCATGGCGGTTTTGGATTTGTGCGCCCGATACGGCATCCACTAGGGGTTGTATGCGATTCCAGCTTACAGGGGCGATTAGCTGTTCTTCTAGGTCGGCCTTGGAATCATCATCCCATTGGTCGCCCGCTACCATGCCATAGGCCATTTTAGCTTCTATGCGCCATGGCCCCCAAGTCTCGCGGATTGCCTTGTCCCACTCGCCAAACCTTTTTAGATCGGCGTCCGAATCATATTGCTCATCATCAACGGTGTTTTCCGCATCATCATAGGCCATTGGCAAGTTTAAACCTGTCACTAGGAGCAATCACATCAACGCCAAACCTATAGCGCCATTGTGCCCGCTCATCTGCCTCTTTTTGAATTTCCACCAATTGCGCCCTTAATTCCATGATTTGAGCGTTTTGGTCAACTTGTGGCTCTGCCGCCATTAACGCCAACGGCGCTAGAAAAATCGTTAACATATCATTTAACCCCTTATATATTGCCAGACCCGCCGCCGCAATCATAAAACCAATCGTTAGTCCGCCTGTGATAGCCTCCGCCATTATGCGCCCCATGGCTTAATTCTCCCCCGTAAATTTGCCTATATAGCTTTGCTTCATGCTTTGCTTCATGATTTGCTTTGCAAGCTCTCTATCCCACATCTCAATCGCCTTTTTTGTGTCCTTATCCAGTTTCCGCTCTGACCACCACACCTCAAGGCGTTGCCATAAGCTCCGCTTAATAACCACCTTACCATCAACAATAGCCATTTTTATGCGCCCCATGCCGATCGCCTCCGCTTTTTCGGTTGTGGTTTAGATATTGGGGCAAGTTTGTTCAGATTACAAGCTAGCACCCTAAAGGCATCAGCCCCGTGGCTAGCCCAATCATGCTCTGGCCGGTCCTTATAGGTTTTCTTCTTATCATCCCAATCCCGCTTGTAATTCCGCAGCGCATCAATGCCGTATTTGCAGCGTTCCTTATCAAACGCCGCCTTGGTGATGAGTTTGCGCGCCTCGTTGATCTGGATCATCTTGGCCTGTGCGTTTTGTGGCCTCGCCGCTATGTGAATGTTCTTCAAGCCCGCCTTTTCAAGCTGTGTCTTGGCGTTGTCCTTGCTCAATATGGTAGAGGCTGCCCCATCATGAGGTAAAATAACCCCGCCATAGGCATAGGGCTTGCCTACCAGCTCTGCGGCGTAATGGGTTAAATCCTCGTTACGGCCTACCACATAGTCTATGATGCGGTATTCCCTGCCAACCACTTGGGCAAACCAGATAGCCGTTTCATCATCAAGGCCCAAATCCCACGCGGTCCACACCAATGACTCCCGCTCATAGGGCACCGTGGTTATACGGTTGTCCTCCTCCGCCGCGTTTAGCTCTGCCCCAAAATAAGAGCCTTTTATTGAGGCCATTGGGTCAGATAGGTACTCTTGCCGGTAGAGCATATCCCCATCATGCTCACCGTGTTCCGCTATCAATTCGCGGCGTTCTTGCTCAAGCTGTTCCTTGCTGAATACTTCGGTATTCTCAGCGGATAGCCTTTCCCCAAACCAATCATCCCACGCCTCGGCATTCACCTGCATATCGTAATGGTGATTGCGCCCGTAGAAGGTAGAGATGAAAAACGCCCACCCCCCATTCTCCGCAAGGATTGGGCGAAGGTAGGCCCATGCGCTTGGGTTAGCCCTTGCCCATTCTGAGAATACAATCCCTACAGGCGGGGCGCCAACCAGGCTGTGGAAGTTATCAGACCCCACAACCTGCCACGTTGACCCGTTCTTGAACCGAATGAACATCTCATTGTTTAGGGTTGTGTCCCTAATGGCTAGGGGGAACGCCTCATCAATGCGCCTAATACCCGTATGCGGATTGACCGCATTCCAAATAGCTTTACGGGCTTGGCTGGCTTCAGGGAGCATATGCCAATATGTACCCACCTTCTCAAAGGCTGAAACAGCCGCCCAATGGAGCGCCACATCATCCTTGCCCGCCCTTCGGTGCCATGCGGCGACAGCTCTTTTTCCACCATTCTCGAGGTAATCCCATACGTTGCACTGGTAGCCTCTTGGTGCCCAATTATTTGGAATCGTTACTTCCGGCATATTTCACTATGTTAATGGTTAACTGGCCCTCTAAGGTGCCTTCTATCTCGTGTGCTTTCAGGTCTGGTAACACCTTGTTTAATAAGGCTTTTGCCGCGCTAACCTGTGAGCTGTCCATTATGGGCTTCTTTGCAATGACATGACTATGCAATCTGTTGATAATTGCTTGCGCTTTTATCTTTGCGCGAGTGTCTTCGTTGTGCCTAAATCCCGGTTTTCTTGCTGCCATTTACCGCCCAACCTCCTCAACAATAGTAGCCACCGTGTTGATATGGAATAACATAATGCCGGACCCTAAAGTAGCCCCGCCGATGCACGCCGCCATAGACTGGTCCCCTGGTGTCATAAATGCCCACATGCCGAGGCTATGGCCGCCAAGTAATAGCACTAGGATGAATGTTTTTAATAAGATGGTCATGGCCTAATCCTCCAACTCATTCTCAAGCACCGCCTCAACATCAGCAACCGAAAACTCGCCATCGATGCAATTCTGGCAGGCTGTCTTTAATTCCTCTATGCGGGTCCTTAGGGCTGGCATCCTTAGAATTGCCTCTTGGCCATCAGCCATAGCCTGTTTTGCTTGCTGTAGGCCAATATCAACGGTTTTAAGGGGTACTTGGTCCCTAATGGCCTGCGCTATATCTTGGCCCATGTGGGCTAGTACATTGTGCGACTGGTATCTGTTATCCATGTTTTGCCTCTTTCAAGCTGTTGAACATAGCCTTGTTAAAACTACGAGCCATATTATCCATTAAAAACTCGTTAATCGCATCCTTCCAATCCTCTTGCATTTTTATTACCTCGGCCTCCGTAGGAGGGGGGAGCGGTGGTCCCATGGGCATTAGGGTGCTGCGAAACTCTGCCACCTCTTTTTTCCAACGGCTGTCAATCCCTGACCACTCGCCAGAGCATCCATTGGTGTCAATCTCGCCCATCAACCTTAGCACCTCAACTAATGCCTTTCGTAACTCCTCATTGGTCATACCCGCCTCTTTCTGTTAGGTTTTCCCCACCCTTGGGAATGTTTCTTTATCATCTAAGAACGTGGTTAATGAAACGTAAGAACGTACCAGGGCGGGGAAACTGGTTAATATTTCAAAATGCCACCCCATGTGATTGGGCTATCTTTTCGGCCTGTTGTGGGGTGATGCGCTTGATTGGCTTTATCGTGCCGTTCTCAATCGCCTCTGTGATGATTTTAAATAGCATCCGGCGCTTGATTGTTCGAGTGTCGCCCTCGATCGCTTCCACCAACTCCGCCTCTGTCGGGAAATACTTGCCCCGCCACTTGGCAATCAGGTCTAAAGCCACGTCGCCGGGTAGCCTTGTGAGCCTGGAGGCCGTGATTGCAATTTGGGCCTGCATATCCTTAACGCCCTGTTTTCTCGTGGTGCTTACCAAATACCGCTTGCCTAGCGCATCGGTTAATTCAGCCAATGAGGCACCCTGTAGCCACCACCCTACATCACTTCGCGCCTTTAACAAATCATCTGGGCAGGTAGCGACTATCTCTAGCCCCATTTCCCCCGCTAGCGTCATGCTTTTCCGCCTGATTTTGCAACTCGCGTAATCCGTCCATGATTCCGGCGGAGTTTCCGCCGTTCTTGCTATTTCCGTTGTTTTTCGCATTTTCATACCATCCCGCATTAAATCCTCGCCAGCCATTCACTAGGATCATCTCGGCACCCGCTGCCGGTCCGTCACTACATTCTACGAGCCTTTTGCATAATCCTTCAATAGCCCGTTTTGTGATCGGAAACTTCATTTTTTTTCTATGAGCTATAATCTCATCGGCTAAATCATTTCCGATCAATTCACTTAAATGGTTCCTTGATGGTTCCTCTAATGGTTCCGTGTCCCGTTTTTGGGACTCTTTAGAGGTAAAAACGGGACTCTTTGCTGGTAAAAACGGAACTGTTCCGTTTTTGGGACTGTTCCTAATTTGGGACCGTTCTACTAGCTCATCCAGCCACAACCGATAGACTATGATTTGACCTGTTTTCCCCACCCTTCGCCCTGTGTCACACATCAGGTTTGCCTGAACCAATCGCTTGGATGCGGCTATGATAGTTTTGCGATTCTGGCAGGTATATTCTGATATACGGGCGATACTGGGATATGCCTCGCCGTCCTCATTGGCAAAATTGGCTAAACAAACCAACAAAAACTTGTCAGCCGATTTTATGCCGGCTTGCTTAAATGCCCAGTTGATTGCTGATATGCTCATTTTCGCGCCTTTCGCGGCAGCCAATAAACCGCATGGCCGTCCTCTATTTCCTTCTCAATATCATGGCCCATCTGGCGTAATTCAAAGATGCGGGCGGCTAATCGGAAACAACCATACCACCGCAAGGCGTCAATCGGGGTAATGGTTTTCCCTGTTTTAATGCGGGTTAGGATTTTGCTGTTTTGGCTAGATGGACTCATTGAAAATACCCCTTTTCGCTAAATTCCAACTCCTCAATTACTTGATTATATTGGGCCTCAACCTCCCATGTGGGCCTAACCATGTGTATGGCTATCCAGGCAAAAGATCGGCCCTCGTTCTCGTGCCAATGCAGCAGGTCAAAAAGCTGCTCCTCGGTGTACAATGTGGCCTCACATTCCTTGCCGGTTGCTGAATATTTGGCGGTAGATTTTTTGGCCCACCGACCGCCGCCAATTCGCATAGATTTTGACTTGATTTGGGCGGGGGTCAATTTCATGGCCCTTGCTATATTCGCCAGCCTTTCCCCTGCCTTGAGCCGATTGGTTAGTTCTGCGGTGCGTTCCTCGGTCCATGTTTCACTCATGGGGCCACCATATTGGCTAATGCGCTGTAAACGCTATTATAAACACCTTTGAAAGGTGACGGGTAGCGGGCCAAATCATGCCCCCGCTTATAACTGGCCATCGCCGTTGTATGGTCACGGTTTAACTTTTCACCTATTATTGGAAAAGATAGCTTGGCCCAATCACGCCAAAAAAGAACGATCATATGCCGCGCATTAACAAAGACGCGCCGATGACTTTTACCCTTTAAATCCTCAAACGTAATAGGACGGGTCAAGCCCCAACTTTCCATATTCTCGTTAATGGCATCAATAACTAATTGCTCTACCGCCCTGCAATATGTCTCATTGGGGGCCGTCAATACCTTCACCCCATAAACATATTTAACGTCGCAAACCTCTAATGATACAATCATCCCAAAATCCCCCACAAAACAATAAACCAAGCTGCCACGGCAGCACCCAAAGCCACAGGCTCTTGCCATGGGCGGGTCATATCTATTGCATTGGGGGGAAAGAGCGAGGGGCGGCCATGACGTGCGGGAGACGACCGCCCCTCATCTGAAACCCTGGCGATACACACCAGGCTTGCGGGGTCCAATTGTTCTAGCCCGCGTTGTGGCCTCACGCCAAGTAAATTATTATCATAAATGATGCACGTCATTTGATTACCTCCGCTTGTTTAAAAAAAGTCGTTAGCCGTTACCTTGCCATCCGTCAGCTCTTTAATTTTGTTGAGCATTGTGCGCCGGGGTAATTGGCCTTTTTCATACCGATAGACGGATTGCCGCGATTCCAGCCCTAGCCGATCAGCTAATTCTGCCTGCGTTAATCCCTGTTGTTTTCGCCATTCTTCTAATGTCATAGGGGTATAGTAACAAGGTTTGTTACATTGTCAATCTAATTATATTGCAACTCGTGTAACATTTTGTGTTGACAAACATTTACCCCACCCCTATATTAAGAACATTAGAAACGCGGGAGACTTTGAAAATGCTAGCCAAAATGAACGAATTGAGCCCAACGGATAGAGCCTACCAAAAGGCCCATGATGAGGCGGAGGCCAAGGTTGAGGCTTTTAACAAGGTAGCCAAGGCCATCGCTGAAAAGGCCGCCACAGAGTTACGCAACGCCATGAAAGAGCTAGATTTAGAGCATAGCGATTTTCACCGCAATTCTGCCAAACGTCGTGAAAATTCAAACCATAGCGAATTGGTGGTTGATATGGTGGCAACCTTTGAGGACGCGGTTGACCTACCCGACCCTGAGGCCCGCGGCTTAGGTGCGGCAGACGATGCTGACCACGGTGGCTACTAATGGCAAACGACCAAAAAGCACAAATCATGGCGGCGTTAGAAAGCGCCGCCGATAGCCTAGAGACAGCTTTTAAGCTGTTGCAAGAGGTAGAGGCTGTGGGTAATCCAACCCGATCCGCCACATTACACGCCCTTTCGGGTGCCAATAGCGCCGTGACTACGGCACAAATAGCGGGATTTAGAAAATGAGTTTAACAGACAAACAGATTAGCGAACTAGAAAAGAAACTAGACCCCGCTGTGGTTGCAAACCGCCAAATCGCGGGCCGCAATACTGACTATATCGAAGGTTGGTACGCCATCAAGCGGGCCAATGAGATATTTGGGTTTGATGGCTGGAGCCGTGAAACCGTCCTGACCAAACTGCATGACCCAATCGAAGGGGTTAAAAACGATAAAACCCAATGGAATGCCGCATTCACCGCCACCGTCACTATCACGGTTGAGGGTGTAGTCCGTCAGGGCGTTGGCTATGGTGATGGGTATGCGGCCCGCATGGGCGAGGCGATGGAATCAGCCATAAAGGAAGCCGAAACCGACGCCACTAAACGCGCCCTTATGACCTTTGGCAATCAGTTTGGCCTGGCCCTCTATGACAAACAAAAGCGGGGTGTAGGCATCGATGATGCGGAGGGGCCGATTGACCCCAAACCACCATCACCTCAAAACGCCAAGGCCCATGATGAACACCACGCCAATATTATGTCATCGGATTCACTAGACGCCCTCAAAATATATGGGGAGGAGAATGCCGACAATATGAACGCCCTGCCCGATGATTTGGCCTATAGCCTGCGTGTTGCGTATTCCGAAAAGAAAGCTCTACTCATCAAACAAGCAAAAGAGGCAAAGTAATGGAACAGACAAACAACCCCCCGAAAACCGCCGCCGAATACTTAGACCTACTGAACAGCCTACAATGTCAGGTTGTGGAGGTGATGGGCGATGATGAAACCACGATTGACGCCCTTCTCGACATCTACAAGGATATTAAAAAAATCAAACAGGCGGCGGATTTTGACCGCAAGCTAATCAAAGAGCCCTATCTAACCGAGGGGCGAAAGATCGACTCCCAATTCAAGCCCGTATCAACCAGTGCCGATGCACTCCTCAATACCTTGCGTGGGCCGATCGAGGAATATCTGGCCCTTTTAGAGCTCCAAAGGAAAGAGGCCGCAGAACGGGCCGTCGAGGAAGCCGCCGCCGCTGTGGAAGCCATGGTCGCTATGGAGGTGGACGAATTTGGGGCGGGCGAGGCCACCACCATTGCCGCCGAAAAACAAGAGGCTGCAAAGCAAGCCGCAAAGGAAGCCAAAACCCCGCAAATCAAGGGTAATGCCCACCATCACGCACTAGGCCAGCGCACCTACCGGCGGGCTAAGATTATCAATCAGGATGAGGCAATGGCCCATTTCCGCAATGACCCCGCTATGCTCAACCTTTTGGAAAAGCTGGCAAACGCCAAAATCAGATCCACTCAAGGCGCTGTTGAGATTCCAGGCGTAGAGATTATCACGGAAAAGAGGGTAGCATGACCGAACCAATAGAAACAGTCATTGAGCGGTTGGAAAGCATACCTGCCAAAATATATGGTGATGTTTTTTGGGTGGAAGTAAACGCAACCGACCTCACCCGTCTTATTGCAGCGCATAGGGGAGTAATGGAGGCTTTGGCCTTTGCGTCGTGCGCCATCAAGTCAGGGGAGCCGTGGAGCGAAGATTGCGAAAAGATAATCACGCGCGCCCTCACCTCCTACCGTAAGGATGGGGGCTAATAATGTTTATTTACTGTGACTCCACGTCTGCTTGGACCTGCGATATTGGGGCCGTTGTTTGGGATACCGTATGGATGACCCTTGGTGTTTGTTTGATGGTCTTAATGGTAGCCGGAACATGTGCAGGACTTCTTTTGTTGGCCAAGGAAACCGCAGAGGCTTTACGCACACAACAGGACGAAAGCAAATGATTACCGACGATGACATTCAGCGGGCTTTTGACTTCCTACGCGATAGCGCCCCCAAGATAGCCAATGCCCGCTATGAGAAGGTTAGGACCGAGGAATTACGCAAAGTGATTTGGTCCGAGATTCGCCAAGGGCTAGAGACAGGCCCACAGGCAGAGCGTGACGCCTATGCCTACGCCCATCCCGATTACCGATCACACATTGAAATAATGGCCACGGCGGCGGGGGCGTTTAGTTTGTTACATGCCCAACGTGAGGCGGCCATTGCACGTATTGATGCGTGGAGAACGGTATCAGCAAATGAGCGCGGCGCTGCCCGCGTAGGATAGGAGATAAAAATGAGTAACCATAAACTAAACCTCCCTTGGTCAATCAAACAGGTGAACGGAAAAGACACAGCAACCATCTTAGATTGTGAGGGGATACCGATAGCCCACGCTCTCTACTACACATCCTTAGCCGCCAAGCAGCCAGAAAAGGGGTTTGTTATAACTCTACCGAATCGGCGGGAATTATCCGCGCCCGCACTATCGTTGAATGCGTAAATACAACGGCAAAAATAGGAGAAAAAAATGAGTGAAAAAGAGGACGGACAAGAGGCTAGACATAACATTGTTTTTGATATGGACTTGGTTGAGGGAAGGTTAAGCCACAAATGCAAAAAGCATATCGAATACTTGATTGGGGACGACCCGCTAGCAGCGGCGGATATGCTTGCCGATATTATGGGGCAGTTAAACGATCTATACGAGGAATCATTGAAAGCTCTGCATAGCGCCTTTGAGCAACAAGTTAAGGAAGCAAAGCAAAAGAAAAAACCGCACTAATGGGCCGCAAATCCCTCACATTACGGGCTATGGTGGAGGCTTTCAAAGCCTACGCCCTATGCCCTAAATGCTTCAAACCCTACAGGGGCCAGGTTGATTTTGACCATGACATACCCCTGGCGGTTGGTGGCAAGGACCACGACGAAACTACCCTGGTCCCGCTTTGTAAGGCTTGCCACGCTGACAAAACAAAAGCCGACCGGAAAACCATAGCCAAAACCAAACGCCAGGCAGGCGAGACAGGCCAGCAAGCAAGGTTAAAGAGGCGGGGTCATTCCCTGGTCAAATCACGCGGATTCCAAGCCCACCGCAAGTTTAATGGGGAAATAGTGAGGAAGGATTAACGGGGCTCCATTTAGTGTTTCTCGGTTGGTAAAATCACGCCCACAAAATCAGTGACGCCAGGCTCCCCACCGCTAGTCATCCACCCAAAGACGCTATTATAGGCAAGAACAATAAAACCGTCGTCACCGTCACCATTAGTGCCAAGATAAAAAACGCCCTCTTGCGGCTCGACGTGGGCAAATCTTTTCATCTCAACAACGAATTTCACAGCGGCCTCTATGGTTGATCGTCGTTCAGCATCTTTTCTCTGGCTTCCACAGCCTGATAATAAGACGCCTCGGCATGTAGAATTTGGCGGCATTGCTCGGCGGCAATCAGTAAAGAATGGAGCCAATTACAATCACGCAAAACCGCTCGGTGATTTGTCGTTTTATGGGTGACAGGAATTTTTTGAATAGCGCTAGCGATATTATTTAGGGCCACCGCCGCCTTCATTCCGTGATTTGTTTCAAGCTCAGTCATGGGGGCTCTATTTCTTTTTCTCAGAAGCGCGTTCTTTGGCGTATCGAACGCAGCCAAAATCTTGCCCAATCATTTCAGTTATCGGTCGGCATGTCGGGCAACCGCGCGTACTCCATGAATGTGGATCGCGATAAAGCAAATCATTGACAGCTTGGGGCAAAATATTCTCCAGCGCCGTGATGCGACGCTCATGATTGGTGCAAGGGCTTTCAGTGGCGCTCATCGTGCGGGCCTCAAATGTTGATTTCGTTATAGAAGTCGTCAGGGTCGAATTTGTTGCCGTCCCAATCCTCCAAAACCCAGAAGTCTCCGAAGTGGACATTTTGGGATTTTCCACAAACATCGATACGTGACGCGCCAGTTTCAACGTCAATAAAGATCACATCATACAACGGATCATCCTTACCTAGTCGGGCCATTAAAGGCCGCTGTAGCGGTTCGGTCTTGAGCAGGTCGTTTGGGCGCGTTTCTGTGCTGTTTGGAAATGTCATCGTGCGGGGCTCAATTCTCGATTTCATCGGTGATGATGTAGACGCCCAAAAAGCCGTCCTCAAAACTGACGTTATAGCTAGGTGGCGTCTCACCCCGCCAATCAGATGTTGGGTCGATTACTTCACGGACAATCTCTTGGGTTTCCGGCTGTGCCTCATCCAGCGTATCGACACATTCGAGACAGGCGAGAACTGTTTTTGCCAGCGCCGCGTCACCACTCACAAGCTGACACGCTCCACCATCTGGACCGCTAATTACGACGTACTTGTTCATTGTTTCCATGAATGGGGCTCCATTTAAGTTTCAAAAATCGCTTTGGTGACGGTCTCCGCGTCGCCCTTCACATAAACACAGTAACCAGCAGCCACGATCATCGAACAATCGCCAGGACCGAGACCCGCGTGCGAACCATCAGAGATCGATCCAACCCAAGCGCGGACAACAAAAACTTGGTTTCCCTGCATGTCTTCAAGCTGTATCGGATTTTGCATGAGAGGCCTCTATTGTTGGTATTAAGCGGCAAATCCAAACGCCGCGCATCTTGAAAAGAAATATAACAAACCATGTTGCATATGTCTAGCCCTGTGCTATATTTGTTTTATGATTTTTGGATTACCATTACCGCCGTTCGCCGGTCGATGTTCAAAAGCCCTGCAAATTGAGGCTTTGAAATGCTCTATGGCGGAGCGGATAATTGACCACGAAGGCTTCACGCCTGATTTCCTACGCAAGAATGACGCGCTGGTGATTGTTGACCTATTACCCTTTGCGGATAGGCCCGAAGAATTAGCGATGTTCTATGAGCAAATATGGCAGGCGAAGGCCACACTAAAGGTTGTCAGCACTGGCGCGAAGTATGACGGCCCGAATAGCATGGCCGACCTAATCACTGACTGGGCCAAGGAAAAGCGCCGGGATCAAACCGCTGCCGCGAGGGCCAAGCGCCCCAAGCCACCGCAAGGTCCGCGAAAACTAAAAGACCCGGACCAATTCAAGCGGGATTGGCGCAATACCGAATTAACAAAGGCCGACCTTGCCCGCTGCTATGGCGTGGCGTGGAAAACGATTAACGAGTGGGGGCGATATTTCAAATTGCCCGCGCGTCTATAAAGGACTTTCCGATGACTAAACTTGGCGAGCCATTGGCAATGAAAGAGTGCAACGGAGGCAAAACCTGCCTAGTGAAA